ATTCTAAACAGTGTTGATTTGCAGTATTTTCGAAAAAATGCAACAGGCACACTAACTTCTGGAAACCAATATTTAGCAATGCCTACTGATTATTTAGCTTCTTTTAGTTTATCTGTGACTAGTGCCAGCTCAAAAACATTTTTATTAGAAAAAGATGTTAACTTTTTGCAAGAGTATAACCCTAACTCTGCAACTACAGGAGCTCCTGTATACTACGCTCCTTTTGATAACGCTAATTTTTTATTAAGTCCTACACCTGATGCATCTTATGTTACAGAGTTGCATTATTTTTACCGCCCCAACAGTTTAACCGCAGCAGGAGATTCTGGAACTACATGGTTAAGTACAAATGCACCTAACGCGATGTTGTATGGTAGCTTGCATGAAGCTTATATTTTCATGAAAGGAGAGCCTGATTTGTTACAACAGTACGAAAAAAGGTTTATAGAATCAATGACTAGGTTAAAAGATTATGCAGAAGCTCGTGAAAATTCAGACGCGTACAGACGAGGGCTTCCTAACAGGGCGAGATCATGAGATTAGCTATTGTCGGTTTAGGGGGAAGTTATTCAGACTTTATTGCTGCACGAATCAGATCGGAAAAGTATGACCAAGTTTGGGGGATAAACTGTATAGGTGCAATAATTCATGTAGATAAAACTATAATGATGGATCCTGTTTCTCGTTTTTTAGATACTGATAATGCAGGTTCTCAAACAAATATAGCTAAAGAGTTTTTAAAAAAGAACACAAAACCCATTATCACGTGTGAATTAGATAAAAGAGTAAAGCATTTAGAAGAGTATCCCCTAGAAGAAGTAATAAAAGAGTTAAACCTTTGTTATTTTAATAATACTGTCGCTTATGCTATTGCTTATGCTTTGTATAGTAAAGCAACTGAGATTTGCCTGTATGGTATAGATTATAATTATAAAAATGTAAGTATAGCAGAAGCAGGAAGAGCTTGTTGTGAGTTTTGGTGTGCTATTGCTGTTTCTAGAGGGGTTAAAATTGAAGTTGCTCACAGTTCTGGTTTATTGGATACAAACGTGCCTGATAATGAAAAACTTTACGGATACCATAGGTTAAAAGACCCTTTAGTTCAACAGTTCAATAAAAAAGGATTATTGATAACTAGGCAGTCTGAAATGTTACCACCAGAGCCTGAAGATATACAACCTGCTTTAATTGGCAGACACGATTTAAACAAATTAAATGGAGAAAAACAATATGTTTAGTCAAGATTTAGCCACAACAGTCGGTGTAGTGGGTGTTATGACTTCAGACCAAGGTGGTTTATCTACAGATCAAATAACAGAAATGGCGGTAAAAAAAATTGTTTCAGTTTCTGATTCTGCACCAGACCCTATTAGACAACAAGCTTATGCTTTTGAAGATCACGTTAAGAAAGTATTACATTATTATATAGAGTTGGCTAAAAAAGAAGAACGTGCTACAGTATGTCAAGATATTAAAAAAGCAGGTCATAATGATCTGGCAGAAGCAATAAGGAGGCTATAATGGCTATAACTCAAGCAATGTGTACTTCGTTCAAAACACAACTTTTAACTGCTACACATAATTTCGCAACTAATGGTAATGCCTTTAAATTGGCACTTTATACAAGTTCCGCAACGATGGGTGCAACCACAACAGCTTATTCAACTTCGCAAGAAGTAAGTAACAGTGGAAGTTATTCAGCTGGAGGAGGAACTTTAACTAAAGTAGCACCAACTTCAAGTGGTACTACAGGTTTTACAGATTTTGCCGATCTATCTTTTACAACGGCTACTATAACAGCTCGTGGAGCTTTAATTTACAATGATACTAATAGTGATAAAGCTGTTTGTGTGTTAGATTTTGGAGGAGATAAATCTTCTTCTTCTGGAACATTTACTATTCAGTTCCCTGCCGCAGATGCGAGTAATGCAATTATTAGAATAGCTTAATGGAGTAATTTATGCCAACGCAAACAGGTTGGGGACGCGGTACATGGGGACAAGGAGCTTGGAGCTCTGTTCTTCCTGTTACAGTAACAGGTGTCGCAGCAACAGGTGCGATAGGCAGTGAATCCGTCGTTGCAAGCGCACTGGTCACTCCGACTGGTGTTTCTGCAACAGGCGCAGTTGGAACTGTTTTAGCCGCTGGTGGAGCAGTTGTCACAGAAACAGGGTTGACAGGAACTATTGGTTTTGGCGATGAACAAGTTGTTGGCACTGCCGTAGTAAGCCCGACTGGTGTTTCTGCAACCAGCGCAGTAGGTAATGAATCTATTGTTACAACAGGCAATGTCACATTAACTGGCGTTTCTGCAACAGGTGCAATCGGAAGTGTTAGTATCCAAGAAGGGATTAATGTTTATCCAACAGGTGTTGCAGCAACAGGACAAATTGGTTATCCAAACGTATGGGGGTTAATCATTCCTTCTCAAACACCTAGCTGGAGTAATATGACAATTTCTCAAACACCTAGCTGGAGCTCTACGACTCCTTCTCAATCTCCAAATTGGACAGATATAGCGGCATAAGGATTTAAAAAATGGCAAGTACATATGTAAACGACCTCAGGTTAAACGAAATGGCTACAGGCGATGGGTCTGGGACATGGGGTACTACAACAAATACTAATTTAGAGCTTATTGGCGAAGCTCTAGGTTATGGAACAGAAGCAATAACAACAAATGCAGATACGCATACCTCTACTGTTGCAGATGGTGCAACTGATCCCGCAAGATCTATGTATATTAAGTATACAGGAACATTAGATTCTACTTGTACAATCACAATAGCACCAAATACCCTTTCCAGGGTTCATATCATTGAAAACGCAACTAGTGGTAGTCAAAGTATTATTATTAGTCAAGGTTCTGGGGCTAATGTTACTATTGGCACTGGTGCAGTAAAAATGGTTTATTTAGACGGAGCCGGAAGTGGCGCGGCGGTTACAGATGCTTTAGTAGATTTGAACCTTACAGGAACAACCACAGCGGCAGCTTTAAACATCTCTGGGGCTTTAGATGTAGATGGCACAGCTAACCTTGATGTTATAGATGTAGATGGTGCAGCTAACTTTGCGGCAGACGTTACCTTTGCAGATGGTGCAGATATTATTACTGCTTCAGCAGGTACATCTAACTTCAGAGCAGGTGTCAACGCAGGTAACTCAATACAATCTGGCGGTAACTACAACGTGACCGTGGGTGACGAAGCTGGTACTGCAATTACGACTGGTGATAACAATGTGTTGATGGGTTATGCCGCAGGTGATGCAGTTACGACTGGTGGAAATAATACTGCCGTAGGTAAAAGTTCTTTATCGGCAATAAATACAGGTTCTGATAACACAGCTATTGGACAGATGGCTTTGTCAGATGATACAAAAGGTAGCAAAAGTACAGGTGTAGGTTATCAGGCATTATCTAGTCAAAACTTTACGAGTGCTACAGATAGTAATAACACTGCTGTAGGATATAATGCAGGGTCATTAATAACCACAGGCGTTAACAACACGCTTATGGGTACTGCGTCTGGTGATGCAATTACGACAGGTCACAGTAACACAGTAGTTGGGTCAGCCGCAGGTACAGCAGTAACGACAGGCATAAACAATGTAGCAATAGGCTATGTAGCTTTAGCTTCAGCTACTACAGCAGCCGACAATGTTATTGTAGGTAAACAGGCTGGATTTAATATAACTGACAGTCAGTTTAATGTCGGGGTTGGAAATAATGCAATACAGACTCTCACAACTGGTGACAGAAACGTGGCTGTCGGTCACTCTGCAATGTATGGTTTAACTACAGCATCTGACAACACAGCAATCGGTAATGAAGCAGGAGTAGCGATAACCACAGGTGCTGAAAATGTTTTAATGGGTAGTTATGCAGGTGACGCTATAACAACTGGAGCTTCTAATATAGCTATGGGTTACAATGCTTTAGGGTCTGTTACGACAGCATCTTATAATGTTGGCATAGGACAATCCGCAGGTGGAGCAATTACAACTGGCGCACAAAATACTTTTGTTGGATTTGCGGCTGGCGATGCGAATACTACTGCTAGTTTTAACACAGCAATCGGTTATGGCGCAGGTGGAGGAAATATTACAGGCGTTGAGATGGTTGCCGTAGGTTATGAAGCTTTACTTACTTCTACAGAAACTGGTCAGACAGCAGTTGGCTACAAAGCTGGTAGACTTTCCGTTGGAGATGACAATACTTTTATGGGTGCTTTTGCTGGAGCAGCCGCAACTTCTGGAGATCAAAATACCTTAATCGGTGCTTTTTCTGGAGATGCGATTACAAGTGGTAGTCAGAATACTGCTCTGGGAGAAGGTTCATTATCTTCAACTACTACTGGAGGTTCTAATACAGCTCTCGGTAGAGATGCACTGTTCGCAAATACGACAGCACATGACAATGTTGCAGTGGGAAAAAGTGCTGGTAAAGCAATAACCACAGGTACAAATAACGTTATTGTCGGTACACTTGCAGGTGACGCTATAACGACTGGTGGAAGTAATACAGCCGTAGGTAGGTCTGCTTTAGGGGGTGTAACTACTGCTGATAACAATACAGGTATCGGTAATTCAGCAGGAGCGGCAATTACTACAGGTACACTTAACACTGTTGTGGGTGCTTTATCTGGTGATGCAATTACGACTGGAGATAGCAACACTTTTGTTGGTAAAGGGTCAGGTAGCTCAACCACTACGTCAGACCACAACACAGCAGTCGGCAGAGATGCTTTATTTACACAGACTACTGGAACACAGAATGTTGCGATAGGCACATCCGCAATGTATTACACCACAACAGGGGGTCAAAACACTGCTGTCGGTACTAATGCTTTAGATGCTAACACTACCGCTGGAACTAATGTTGCGGTGGGATATCAAGCAATGTTTGACAACACAACTGGTGCTAATAATGTGGCAATTGGCTACCTTGCATTAGGCAACAACACGACTGCTGCTGGTAACTTTGCTGCTGGATACAAGGCACTAGAAGATTGTACAACTGGACATAGCAATGCCGCAAGTGGAGCTTATGCTTTAAGTAACGTTACAACTGGTGATAAAAATACAGCAATTGGCTATAGTTCTGGTGCTAGAATTACAACCGCTAATGAATTTACAGCAGTTGGTTATTATGCAGGTTTATATGCTACAGGAGGTAGTAATACATTTGTAGGTGAAGCGGCAGGACAAGGTGTAGATGGTTCTTCTACTGCTGCAAATAATACAGCAGTTGGCCGCAATGCTTTATATGCTTATACTACAGGAGATACAAATTGTGCTTTCGGGAAGGACTCACTAATAGCTCTTACTACAGGAACAAACAATGTTGCTGTTGGACAAGGTTCGGGTAAAGCAATAACTTCTGGAGCTACTAATATTTGTATAGGTGATATTGGTGGAGATAATATTACTGATGGTGATCAAAACATACTAATTGGCTATCAAAATCGGACTGCCAGTTCAGGTTCAGATAGAAATATATGTTTAGGTTACCAAGTAACAGGTGTTGCCAATGCATTTACTTTTGGTGAAGGGTCTTCAGATTCTAGGGTTGCTAGTGGTGCAACTACTATTACAGCACCTTCTGACGAAAGATATAAAGAAGATATAACAACTGCTACAGCAGGTTTATCTTTTATAAAAGATTTACGGCCTGTTACTTTCAAATGGAAAAAAGAAAAAGATATTCCTAATACACAAAACGCATATGTAGAAGGTTCTGATAAACGTGTAATGAACGATAAAATAAATCACGGATTTATAGCCCAAGAAGTTAAAACAGCTATTAACGCACATTCAGAAATAAAAGATGGTTTTGAAATGTGGTCAGAAGATCCAAACGATGGAAGACAGCGTTTAGGAGATGCTGCTCTCATGCCAATGATGGTAAAAGCAGTACAAGAATTATCAACAGCATTAGATGCAGCACTCGCTCGCATCGCAACACTAGAAGGATAAATAAAATGGCAGACAGAACAACAGAAGAACTAGCACAAGACTACACAGCAATGGGTCACTCAATAGACCTTATTACTGCTGTGATAGCTGGTAACAGTATGGCTGACGACCCAAAAGAAGCAAGACAAGATTGTGTGGATAGAAATGTAGCACACCTTGAGCTAATGAAAGCTAAGTCAGATTGGGGTAGCGAGTCTATGACAGCAACCACCAATGCTATTAACGCAGGTAAAGGTTACACCGCATCTTAAATACCATAACATAGGGAGAAAATTATGGCTAAAAAAGAAAAACAAAAAAAGTTAGAAGATAACAATGTTGTTACAATCAGTGGAAAACAATACGCGGAAGAATCTTTAAAAGAAGAGGCTAAATACTTTATAGCTCAAATCCGTGATATTGAGACACAAGTATCAGATGCAGCTCTTCAAGTAGCACAAGCTAGGTTCAAATTAGATCAAAAGCAAGCTGCTTTAGATATGATGAAAGCAAAATTGATAGCTTGTATAAGTGATAACGAAGAAATAGCTGCAGAAGCATCGTAAAAACAGATAGGTTCATATATGCCTTTAACGAAGTTACAATTTAAACCAGGAATCAATAGAGATATAACTTCTTATAGTAATGAAGGCGGTTGGGTAGATTCTGATAAAGTCCGTTTTAGAATGGGATTCCCTGAAAAAATAGGTGGCTGGGTAAAATACTCACAAAACACTTTTTTAGGCAGTTGTAGAGCTATGTACCCTTGGGTTACTTTAGATGGTACTGAGTATTTAGGTTTAGGAACAAATTTAAAGTTTTACATTGAAATAGGCCAAACTTTTTTTGACATTACACCTATTCGTAAAACAAGCACAGACTCTATTACTTTTGCCGCTACTAATGGCTCTTCTACATTAACAGTAACAGATTCTACTCATGGCTGTGTAGAAAACGATTTTGTAACTTTTTCAGGCGCAGTTTCTTTAGGTGGTTTGATTACCGCTGCTGTTTTAAATCAAGAATACCAAGTAGTTGGCATCACAAATGCAAACACCTATACAATTACGGCTAAAGATACGGACGGTGTTACTGTAACTGCAAATTCTAGTGATAGTGGTAATGGTGGGTCTGGTGTAGATGGTGTGTATCAAATAAACGTAGGATTAGATACCCAAGTAGGTGGCACAGGTTGGGGAGCAGGAACTTGGGGACGCAGTACATGGGGTTCTGGCACAACTTTAGGTGTAACAACAGAAATGCGTTTATGGAGTTTGGATAATTTTGGCGAAGATCTTTTAATAAACCCAAGAGATGGAGCAATTTACTACTGGGACTCATCTGTAACCAATGCTACAACTACAAGGGCTTCTGTTATTACAGGCATATCAGGGGCAGTTGATGCACCAACTGTAGCTAAACAAATAATAGTTTCAGACAATAATCGTCATGTTATCGCATTTGGCACAAACACTATTGGCACAACAGTACAAGATAATTTGTTAATTCGTTTTTCAGACCAAGAATCTTTTTTAGATTGGAATCCTACAGCAACTAATACAGCAGGTGATTTGCGTATAGGGTCTGGTTCTAACTTTGTTCGTGCTATTGAAACTAAACGTGAAATTTTAGTATGGACTAATAGCTCTTTACACAGTATGCAGTTTTTAGGTCCACCTTTTCAATTTGGTATTCAACCTATTTCTTCTAATATAACTATTATGGGTCCTAATGCTGCTGTAGCAGTAGAAGATTTTGTATTATGGATGGGAAAAGACTGTTTTTATGTGTATGATGGGCAAACTAAACAATTACCATGCACTGTAAAAGAAGAAATCTTTATGAACTTTAACAACGCACAACAAGAAAAAGTTTACGCAGGAGTTAACTCAGAGTTTAGTGAAGTAACTTGGTTTTATTGTTCTGATGATAATTCTGTAGCTAATGGTGGTACAGGTAGTAATAATAAGTATGTGAGCTATAATTATGCTGAAGGTGTTTGGTATTATGGCACAATGTCACGCAGTGCTTTTATAGACCGTGGTTTAAGAGAGTTCCCAACTGCGGCTTCCGCAGGTTACTTGTACAGCCATGAAGTTGGGTATGATGATGATGGGTCTGCTATGACAGCTACTTTAGAATCTAGTCCTATTGATATAGGAGATGGGCAGAAGCTTGTTTCTATTAATACAATTATACCAGATTTCACATTCAATGGTTCCTCTGTAGGTGCAGTTGTAGATATGACAATGAGTATGCAAGATTATCCTGGTGATTCTTATGGGCAAACAAATACTAATTCAACAACTTTAACAGCGAGTTCTACTACAACAGTACCTTTTGAACAGTTTACACGCAAAGCAGATATTAGGTTAAGGGGGCGTTCTTTTGCTTTAAAAGTAGCTTCTTCTGCCGAAGGGGTACGTTGGCGATTAGGCAGTCCTAGGATTAATTTACGAGAGGATGGAAGAAGGTAATGGCTAGTAATGTAATGCCTTTCCCAAAATTACCTACACCTCCGCAACAGGTTGATGTTCGTTATTTAAATGATTTAGTAAGAGCATTAGAAACATTTATTGCTCAAGTACAAAATCCAGGAGCAGAAAGAGGAACAACTCAAGTGTTAACTGCATTGCCTATTGGTAATGATGTCGGTTTAGAAGCAGGAAGTTTATATGTAACTAATTGTATAAACACTACTAGTGAGGGATATGTAAGAATATCTTTGTTAAATGTAAGTGCTTGTTCTGGTTCTGCAGGAACAGGTTCGGTGGGTACAGTGACTATTGCCATTTCTTAGTTGCAGTAAAGGAGATTATTGAGTATCATGTTTGTAGCAACCGTCAGGAATTGCTCCCTGCTGATATTCCATAAAAGAAAGAGTATATTATGCAAGGTATAACATCTTTAGGTTACGAAGTTCAAGAAACACCATTAGTCCCTGATAGTGGTATTCACAAAATTAAAGAAGCGGCAGATATGCTTGCTGATTTTGGCAGAGCAGGTGATACTTATATTGTTCATGCTGCTGAAGGTGAAACAGTTATACCATTAGAAGTTTTAAATGCTAACCCACGCATGAAAAAAATGATCTTTACCCAAATGGAAGAGATGGGTTTAGAGCCAGAGCGTTATATAGTAGGTAATGAGTTTAATAGTATAAACCCTGTAACAGGACAACCTGAGTTCTTTTTAAGTGGTTTATTTAAAGGGCTTAAAAAGATAATAAAAACGGTTGCTCCGATTATCCTCCCGATCGCAGCACCCTTTTTGCTGCCTGCCATGCCTCTTGTTTTTGCAACAGGTATTGGCAGTTTGGCAGGAAATTTAGTAGCAGGTAAATCTTTTAAAGATTCTTTAAAATCAGCAGTTATAGCAGGAGCTACCGCAGGTATTGGTAATGTGGCGTTTGGTGGTGCAGAAGGATTTGGTTCAGGTAACTTTTTTGGAAGTTATGCTAACCCAAGTGCTGGATTAGGTGCTATGAAAAATCCTTTTAAAGTTGTTAACCCTTTAAGCAAAACTGGAAGAGCTTCACTCCAAGCAATGAGAGCTGAAGGCCAAGCAGCAAATGCACAGGCTGCAAAAGAGGCTGCAAATGCAGAGATGCTTGCTAACCAAGGCTCTGGTGCATCAGGAACAAATTTAACATCAAATCAATTAGCAGGCGCAGAGCCAGCTGAAGGTTTTCTAAAAAGCACATTTAGTTCTAATAGAGCAAGTATTCAACCTGATGCAAACGTAATAGCCAGTGAAGCTAACAATTCGTACATGGCACAATTAAACAATATGGAATTAGCAGGGATAAATGTCACTGAGCCAATGAAACAAGAAATGTTAAAAGATGCTTTTGATGCAGCAACTTTAGCTGCTCAACCCAGTTTTTTACAAAAGTATGGTCCATTAGCAGCCGCAGGAGGAGCAACATTACTTGCCGCTGATGCAGCAACTGCGGCAGATGATAATGTACAAATGGCAGATTTACCTACTGGTGTAGATGAGTACAATCTTGACCCAACAAAATTTGGGTTTGGAGCAGATTTTTATGGGGATAACCCTTATTATCAAAATCCTATGTTTTTACCCCCTGCTGTAAGAAACCAATATGCAGCTAACAATACTCTTAACTCTTTAACTGGCAGCATCCCTTTCTTTACACAGGCTGCATCAGGTGGTGAAATAATGGGTCCAGGAACAGGAACAAGTGATTCTATACCTGCTATGTTAAGTGATGGTGAATTTGTTATGAATGCACAGGCAGTTAGGGGCGCAGGTGATGGCGATAGGAGAAAAGGTGCGAAACGAATGTATGCAATGATGAGAGATTTCCAAAGGAGCGCATAACATGGCGACTGAGACACAAACCACAATCCAGCGTGAAGCTCCAGAAATAGAAGCCTATAAAATTGGGCTTATGGAACAAGCTAAAGGGTTAACTGGTCGTCCTCCTATAGGGGGACTACCTGATATACGATCTGCAGGAATGACCCCTGCACAACTTCAAGCATTACAATTACAACAAGGAGGAGTTGGTTCGTACCAACCTTATATAAATGCTGCTCAAGCATCTTATGCTGCAGGATTAGGCACATTAGGTTCTACACAACCTAATGCATTAGGTATGATAGCTTCTTCTGTACCAATGGCAGCACAAGGGGCTGACCAAGCAGGACAAAGTATTGGTTATGGGCAACAAGGAGCAAATTTATCTCAGGCAGGTGCTGATTTAACTAGGTCAGGATTGGGCTATGGGCAACAAGGGGTAGGTTTATCTCAAACAGGAGCTGATTTAACTAGATCTGGTATTGGTTATGGGCAAGCAGGAGCTGATTTAACTAGGTCAGGGCTTGGTTTTGGTCAACAAGGGGTAGGCATAGCACAATTAGGAGCTCAACAATACGACCCTACTTCTGTTTCTGCTTATATGAACCCTTATCAAAGTGCTATTAGTGATGAAATAAACAGAGCTTACGATATACAACAAAACCAAGCAGCAGCTCAAGCAGTAGGAGCAGGTGCGTTTGGTGGTTCTAGGGGTGAGATAGCGGCAAGAGAAGTAGATAGAAATAGAGTTTCTGCATTAGCTAAAGCCCAAGCAGATAATTATTTGCAAGCTCAACAAGCAGCGATGGGTGCTTTTGAAGGTCAACAAGGCCGACAACAAAACGTAGGGCAGTTGCAACAAAACTTAGCGCAGATGGCAGCCACAGCAGGTGGTCAACTACAGAATGTAGGACAGATGGCGGCAACGGCAGGTGGTCAACAACAAAACGTAGGGCAGTTGCAACAAAACTTAGCACAGATGGCAGCACAGGCAGGTAGTCAACAACAACAGGCAGGCAAACAATTTGCAGATATAGGGCAGTTTGCGTTACAAGCAGGTGATGCACGTCAGAAAGCGGCACAAATAGCCCAGCAAGCAGGTTCTGCTTATGGTGGTATGGGGTTAAGCCAAGCAGAATCTTTAGCTAGGCTAGGCAGATCACAGGCTGATTTAGGTGCAATGCAACAGGGGTTACAACAACAAGATATTAGTGGTTTAGCCAGCCTTGGTGAACAACAAAGAAATATCAGACAACAAGAATTAGAAGCTCGACGTCAAACAGATATGCAAAACATATACGAGCCTTATCAAAGATTAGGTTTTTACAGCGATATTTTAAGAGGAGCTCCCTCAACTCAATCCACTTTAACAGTAGCAAACACACCTAACCCTAGTTTACTCAACCAAGTAGTTGGTGGTGCTACAGCAGGATTAGGTATATATGGAGCAGCAAATAGAGGAGGCCTAATTTAATGGCAGACCCAGTATTACAACGCCCGATGTTTGGAGGACAAATGCCTCCTATGCAAAATAACTCTGTTGGCACAGGGATAACTTCAGGTTTAGTAGACCCTGTAGAGCAGCAAGCGTTTGGACAAATGGCAGGGGGTATGGAAGATATGTTATCTAATATAGATGCTGCTAGTAGTGTGGAAGAAATAATGGATTCTGTAAGGGGCGACCAAAGTAGTATGGAAGACCGCAGAGGTGAATTAGCAGGTTATGTTGGTGAAAAAGATGCTGAAAAAACACCTGAATCTGTTTTAGCTTTATTACAGCCTACTTTTACTATTATGGATATGATGCAAGAACAATCTGCCGCAGGTGGCATAGCTAATGCTATGCCAATGGGCGAGACTAATGCTATGCCAATGGAACCACCTGTTGCGGAAGGTGGTATAGCTAGTATGATGGGAGCACCCCCTCCAAATTTTAACCAAGGAGGTGCCGTCCTCCAATTAGCAAACGGTGGATTAGTTGAATCATTAGATCCTTTTAAGCAAGCCATCATGCAGGGTGTGCAAGAAAGAGTAGATCCTTTTGTTGGAGAAATTGTTTCAAATGCTCAACAAGAGTTTAATTTAACGGGGAATAATTTGAGTGAAGGTATGTTAATGCCTTATTCAGACCCAAGAGGACCTAATCCTTACTCCGATTTCAACCCAGTAGAATTAACTACATATACTCCTCCACAACCCATGAAATTAGCGGGTGTTTCAGCCCCTAGTTTGAGAAACAGAGAATCTTATGACAAATTAGGGGCTGAAACAGCCGCTATGAGAAAAAGAGAAGGATTTATGGGTCAAGTAGTTCTTCCTGGTGAAGAATCATTTGAGGATTACATGGCAATGGGTAATTTAGGTAATTTCCAATCTTTCGCAGGTGGTGGATACGTTCAATCTCCAGGAATGGAAGAAGCCAGTATGCGAATGATGCAGGGTGAACAACCTGTATATAGGGCAGAAGGTACTAATCCTTATACGGTAAACTATCCAGAATTAACAAAACCTGATTTTAGTAAAATACAAAGCAATATTCAAAAGTTTACAAGTCTTATTCCTACGTTAAATCTACAGCAAGGTGAAACAGATGCTGATGTAATAGCACAACAAAGATTAAATATGTTAAACCAATATTTGCCTGAAGCAAAAACAAAAGAAGAATATTTAGAAGATTATAAAAGCTTTATGGGTACAAAAGATGTCCAAGGGTATTTAGATGAGTATGATGAGTTATTTGCAGGAGACGCAAAAAAAGATTTCCAAAGAGATGCTTTTATTAGGTTAGCACAATTAGGTAGCCAAATAGCAGGAAGTGATAAAAACCTTTTAGGGGCTATATCAGAAAATTTAGGTGATTTTGCAGCAGGTGTTGGAGAAGATGCTAAAACATTATCAGCAGAAGAAAGAGCAGCTAAACAATATGCCTTCCAACAATCAAAAGCTGATGAACAAGCTGCTTTAGCTTTTGCTTTCCAAAAAGAACAAGATGCTAAAACATCTCTTAATGCACAACAATCTCAAATTGTTTTATCAGCTATAAACGATGCAGAGAAAAACACTAATAGTTTGAATGAGACAACGAATGCAGCTATATTAAGTATGGCACAACAAGGTATCAATACAGAGACAGCAAATGTTAAAGCTATAAATGATCAAGCACATGAACAATTTGTGTATTCAAATAAAAGCTTAACTACTCCTTTTATAGAGTATGGTAAAATCGGAGCTAATGGAAAAATTGATGTTATCAGGGGTAGAATAGATCCAAAAGATGGTAACATGATGTACTATAATCAAGATAAAGGAGCTTATGAACTTGTTCCAGATGATTACACTGAATTAAATGCCGCTGGTATAAAGGCTTTAGATTTTGATACTTCAAAAGTAGATTTCAGCAGTGTAAAACCTAAAACTTTCTTAGTGCCAGATTCAGACTCTGAGCTTGGTTACAGCCAAGTAGATGGTGGGTTTGATCCACAATTAGGGTATTTAATAAAAGACGAAAATAACCAATGGGTTTCTGCTCCTGACGGTTACAACCTTGGAAAATTATCAGAGATTACTACTACTTCTGAACAAGACGGAGGTAGAGTGTATGTTACGGTGACAGGTCCAGATGGCAATTCACGCAGAAATTTAGTGAGTTTTGATGGAAACTCGTTACCCACAAGTTATATGTATCAAAAACCAGAGTATTCATTTAGTGAAACAGATGGAACTCGTTCAATAGCTTCTGGTAATATAATGGTTACCGAAGTTGATTCAACTACTTTTCAAAATTATGCAAATATCTCAAGTGCTCAAAAACAATGGCTGGCACAAAGAGGAGATGCTCATATATCTACATTAAGCGAGATAGATAAAATCTTATTAAAGCTCTCACAAACTGACAATAAACCTGTAGGTCCGCTTTCAAACTTTAAACTATTTGCTAATAATACTTTATCTGCTTGGATTCCTAGCGATGGTTTAGATTCAATTTTACAATGGTCAGAAACCCAAGAAGGAAGAAGTTTAACAAATGTTTTAACAAGAGAGCTTAGAAAATCTTTAGCTTTAAGTTCTAGGTATGCTGTTACAGAACAAGAAATAAACTCACGTTTTGGTTTAACAGAAGCTGATTTTTGGAAAGACCCCAAAGCTGCGTTGGTTAAATTACAAGTTCTTGGCAATTACTTACAGAATGATTTAAATGCCATCAGATCTCAAGTAGATCCTGAAGGTACTCCTTTGCTTAGAGCTGATTTGATGCCACAGGGTAATTGGAATGATCCTTTAATAATGAACGATGGAACAGCTCCTGAAGATTCAGAGTTAAGGCAATTATACTATGTTAATAATTTGATAAAAAACAATGCTCCAATGGAAAATGTAGTCATACAATTTAACAATGGGTAGGTGT